GATCACGGGCGTCCCTGACCGCGGCGCGTCCTGGACGAGTTGTCCCGCCGGATCGGCAGAGATCGCTTGAATGAGCGCCTCGCTCAGTTGCGTCTCGTGGAGGAAGAACCACTCGTAGGCGCAGAGATCGCTTAAGCCGCCGCAGTGAAACCCGAGCATGTAGTCGTCGGTACTCGTCGCCGCTTGCGAGGTCGGCTTCGCGGCGTTTGACGCGATCTTGACGCCGTCCCTCCAAATCTCCATCCCACGGGCGCCGACGGTGAAACCCCATACATGCGACAGGAGGTCGCGCGTCGTCGCGAGTTGAAGCCGCGTGCTTCCGTTCGCGGCGCCGCCGAAGTCCCAATACGAGTTGCTATCCTGGAACAGGAGGTGCGAGCCCGCGCGCTGATTGTCGACGGTGTTATTGACGCCGAAGGCGCCGCTACTGCGTCCCGTCATGTCGAATACGCGAAATCCCATGAGGACCGTCAGCGCCGCGCTGGGCACGAGGAGCGCGGCGTCGGCGGCAAGGATCGTGCGGTCACTCGTCGCGTCGTGGACGATGCCGGGATCACTCGTCCAGGTCGAGCCGCTCAGGACCGCGTCGCCGGTCAGCGCGGTCCCGAGGTTGCGGAGGCTGAGGGCTTCCGTCTCCTGTCGGAACCACCAGAGCCCGCGCGTCCCCGCCGGGAGCGCGGGGTTGAGGAGCTTCGGCAACTCACGTCTCCAGCCAGGAGAGATATGAGCAGGCGATTGCGCGGGTGGTTTGCTGACATTTCATGGCCCAGCCGATCTGGTCCGGTCCGGTCGTAAAAAACGCGTTCTTGTTTTCCGTGAGGACTGGGGCAAAGTTCACGCCGTCGAGGGAGACTGACGCAACGTACTGCGTCGCCGTGATCTGAAAGCGGAGATATAACATGCTGCCGAACGTCCAGAGAACCCCAACAGATACCCCAGTTGAATAGGTCGTCGCGGTCGTATGCTTGTGATACTCGACGCTGAGACCCGCCGTGTATCCAGTGAGAAACAGCGCGACCCATTTGTCCGTCGCCGACTCACGCAACGCGATTCCGGCTTGACTCTGCGCCACGGTCCAGAGCAGTGGGATCGTCGCCACCGTGACCGTCGGAGTCCCAGCGGGAAGCGCCTTGACCTGTCCGCGAATCGCATTCGCGCTGACTGCCGGGAGCACCGCATGTACGATGTTGCTCCCCTCCGTTACGCTCGCGCCCCCCTGGTTGACCCACGTCCAGCCCGCGACGGAGAACGGCGAGAACGGGACGAACGGGAACGTCCCGCCCGGAGGCGTGCCCCAGCGGATGCCGGTCGGCTGGCTCGCGTCGGCGATGAGCGTCTGCCCGTTGAGACCGGCCACAAGCCGCGCGACGGTATCGGGCGCCGTCCCGACCATGAGATCGCCCTTCGCCTGCACAATCGAGCCGCTCCCGTCGGACGTGTCCACCCACATTTCAATCGCGGGATCGGTCGGCGGCGACGGTCCTTCCCAGAGCGTGTCTTGCACGCCGACGCCCACGGTCGGCTCGTCGGTATCCAGCCAGAGCTCGATCTCCTCGTCGGTCGGCGGCTCCGGTCCGGTCCAGAGCACGTCACTCGCGCCGCCGCCCGCCGCGAGCGCGAGCACGTCAGCCAGCGTCGCCTTCTTCGTTGCGGGCGTCGTCGACATCTCGTCGACGAGGACGACGAGATCATCCGGACTGGGCGCGCCGACGGGTAACTCGGTGATCCGCTTGTCCGCCATCGTTGCGCGCCTCAGGCGAATGAGAGCGTCAGCCCGCCCGCCGGGATCAGCGGCGCGGCGTCGCCGTTGTTCACGGGCTTCGCGATCTCCATCAGCCCGTAGCCGATCAGGTTCCCGGCGGTCGCCGCGTCCCAGATCGCCCAGTGCGTGACCGTGCCCCAGTTCGCGGTCGGCGACGGAAACACGATGTCCGCAGCGTTCTTGCAGACGCCGTCCGTCGGGCTGGGCGCGGTCCAATTCGCATCGCCCGGATTGCGCTGCACGCGCGCATAGCCGCCGACGGAGACCTCGAGCCCGGTCCCCGCGTCGGTCGGGTCGGCGAGATGCAGCGCGATCCAGAGCGCCGCCGGTTTCAGGAACGTGCCCGACCGGAAGAGATGCGCCCGCAACTGGTCTTCAAGATAGTTCGACATGTTCGCCATGCGCGCGGCTCCCTAGCGTCCCGTGTAGGGGACACCGTATCGCTTCGTCAACGTCAGCCAGCGCCACGTCAGCGCATAACTCCAGAGGGATTCCTGCTCGCCGGGAACGGCATACTCCCAGCCCGGAACGAACCGGAGCGGCTTGATCGTGCCCTCGTTCCCGAGACTATCGATTAGCGTCTGACTCACGCCCCAGCCGCCGACGGCGGTCTCCAGCGCGGCGAGCATCGCGGACGAGACGAGTCCCGGACTCGTCCCCGTGCCGGAACTCAGCGAGCCCTGTTGCCGGTTCGCGCGATACCCGAAGTCTTGAATCGTCGTCGTGCCCTCGACGTTGTCGAAGACGGTCACGCCGAGCGACGGCTCGCCGAAGGGTTTGTATTGCCCGATCTCCGCGACGAGTTGGAGACCGGCAATCGTGACGAGCGCGCGCGGCTTCGCCATGGCGTCAGGGATTCCGCGCGCCGAGGAATTGCAGCGTGTCGGCGAGATCCTGACTGAGTTTCGCGGCGAAGGACGGATCGGCCTGGAGCTTCTTCAGCGCCTCCCCGAGTTGCGTGACCGCGGTCGTAACCTTCCCGGCGCTCTCGGCGGCTTTGTCGAATCCGCCCGCGAGTTCCTTCGCCGCGTCCTTGCCCCACGTCCCCTCACCGAGTGCCTTCTTCGCCTCCTCGCCCCAGCGCCCGTATTCCCCGGTTGGGGAGATCTCGCCGGGACGGAGCCCGATCTCGCTCCCCGTCGCGCGCTGGGCGCGGACGCGCATTGCCTCGATCTCCGCGCGCTCGACGGCGGCGGCGCCAGATGCCGCGATGTCCGCCTTCTCCCCCTGGAGCGCGTTGAGGTAGATCTCCCGCTTCCGCTGGCGCAACTGCTCGTCGGCGGCTTGCTGCGCCGTCGCGCTGGGTTGCCAGCGCGGGAGTTCCGGCGCGAAGGCGGGATCGCGTTCCTGCTCTGCCCGGATCATGTCGAGGATCGACCCGGCGCGCGGGCGGGCGGCTTCCCGCGCCGACTCGACCTGGGCGACGCGGGTTCGCGCTTGCGTCGTCAGCGCCGTGATCCGCGCTTGCTCCTCCGTCCGCATCGTCGCGACCTCTTCCTCGCGGTACGGGCCGCGGGCGGCGGCGGCGCGGGCATCCGTCGTTTCCTTGATCGCGGCGATCTCGGCATCGCGCGTGCGGTTGATCGCGGCGATCTCCGCATCCGCGCGCCGGTCCGCGGCATAGACCTTGTCGCCGGTCAGCCGCGCGATCTGTTCCGCGGCGTCGATCTCCGCGGCTTTGCGTTCCTCCAGCGCGGCGCGCTCGACATCGCGCTCTGCGTCGATTACGCGGAGGCGGATCTTCAGGCGACGCGCGGCGGCTTCTTCCTCGATCTGCCGTTGCTGCGCGGACGCGTCGTCGGCGCGCTTGTCCCGCGCGAGGTCGGCTTGCTGTTCGAGGAGCGCACGCCGTTCCTCGAACTCCTTCGCCCGCTGATACTTGACGCCGTCGACGTTCGCTTGGTTCTTCGCGCGGATCTCTTCCTGACGCAGTTGCTCGCGCGAGATCTCCAGCCGCCGCTGCGCCGCCTCCTCCGCTTGCGCTTGCGCCTCCGCGGCGCCCTTCACGTCGCCCAGCCGACGCAACTCGCGCGCATCGTCGAGCGCCTTCGCCATGCGCGCCTCTGCGCGTTGCCCTTGCGCGGACCGCAATCCCTCTGCGGCTTGGAGCGCCTGCCGCGTCTCGGCTTCGGTCCGCGCTTCCGCGGCGCGCTCTTCCGGCTTCTTCTTGGACTTGTCCATTTCGGCGAGCATCTGCGTGATCGTGCCGAGGAAGGTCTGTCCGCGCTTCGCGAGGAGGTCGAGTTCCTGGTTCGCCTCACCGAGTTTCTGCACGAAGGGACCGGGATCGAAGGAGCGGAGTTGGTTCTGGAGCTCGATACTGCGCTCCGCGGCGGCGTCGTTCGCGGAGGCAAAGGCGCCGAGGGCCATCGTGCCCGCCTTCATCGCCATGCCCCACGGTCCGGGGATCGCGGACGCAACGGCGTTGAGGGCGCCGAACATCTCGTTACTCGACCCGGTCGCGCCCTGCAGACTCTTCTGGAGGTCGGCGAGCATCTTCGTTGCGCCGCCCATGCCGCCGCCGATGCCGCCGCCCGTGCCCGTCTTCTTCAGGGCATCGTCGACTTGCTTCGCCTGATTCGCGATAGCGGACATCGTCCGCGCGACGGTCGCGCTCGCCTCATCGCGGGCGCGGATGATGACTTCAATCGAGGCGGCTTGCGCCACGGGTTACTCCGTCTCGACCTCAACCGCGATGCCGTCGATCTCCGTCTCCAGCGGCGGACGCGGCGCGCGCAGCGGTCCCAGGAGGAAGACGCATTGACGGATCGTCATGTCGCTCACGTCGACGGGGCGCCAGCGGAAGCGGGCGGCGAGGGCGTGATAGAGGGCGCCGAAGCGGAAGGGCTCGCCGTCCCCGGGACGGCTTCGGCGTCGGGAGAAGGGTCATACGTCGCGTTGATCACGGCGAGCAACTGACGCGGGACGAAGGCGTCGAGCACGTCGGGCTCGAGCTTCGGCGCGAAGAGCGCGACGAGCCGCCGGTAGCCGTCGAGGCTTTGCATAAACGGCTTCCCGCGCAGTTCCTCCTCCAGCGCGAGGACGGCTTCCGCCGCCTTGCAGGGGAGATCCATGAAGTTCCAGACCTCCAGGTCGACGGACCGCGGCGGCGCCTCATGGACGAGGACGACCGTCAGCCGCTTCGGCGTCGGCGCGAACGGGTCGACTTCAGGCATAGCGCCTCCTACGCGTAGACGATGGCGAAGTCCGTATTCGGCGCATTCCGCAACGTCGCGCGGATGCGGAGTTGCCGCGACGCGATGCCGTCCCGCTCCGTCCAGTCCGCGGCGACGATCTGCCCGCCGGGACTGTCATCCGCCGCGACGTGGAACTCGACCATGTTCCCGACCGTCTGGCCGAGTACCCAGGAGACATTCTTCAGTGGGTCGGCGTCGGACATGGAGTCCCAGATGTCGGAGTCCGCTTCGCGGTCCATTTGCGGGTCCGCCTCGACCATGGGCTCGCGGTCGCTGATCATGAAGCCGCTCGATCCCGAGACGTTGTTCGCGCAGGGGACGCGGCGCGTCTGGTTCGCCATGTCGAACGAGAGCGTATCGACGCACGGTCCGTAGGCGCCGAGTTCAAAGTTCGCGGCGCGCAACGTCGGGAGCGCCGGGTCGGGTTTGATCGCGGGCTGGACATACGGGATGTCTTTCTCTTCCTCGACGGTCCCGCTGAACGTGAAGGTATAGCGCATCGGTCCGCCCGCGCGTCCCGTCGCGCGCACACTGCCGCAGCATCCGAGGAGTTGCGCGGAGACCGCGAGCCCGCCGGGGATCTCCTGGACGATGTAGATCGTGACGGACTCGTGGAGGTCCGTCGGGACGTACCGGATCTTTCCGGCGGCGACGGTCGCGGCGAGCCCGCATCCGCGGAGCGGGAGGTCCGCCTCCGGGCGCTCCGGATCGACCCATGGCGTCGCGCCCGCCTTGCCGCGAATCACCATGTCGAACGTGACGACGCCCGTTCGCGTGCCGATGGCGGACGGCAGTCGGCCCAGCGCGCCCGCCGTCGCGAGGTTCGGGATCTCCTCCATGGTCGGCGTGTAGCGCACGGAGTCGGAGACGGCTTGGATCACGTCCGTCAGGACGTACACGTCATTGAGCACGTCGACGCCATACGTCGTCTCGACCTTCATGACGACCTGTTGCTTCGCCTTGCGCGGGACTACGATCTGGGCCATCGGTCAATCCCTCCCCCCGCGGCTCACGCCGCTTCGATCTCGTCGTCCAGGACGGCGCCGACCGGCCACGCGAAGACGCCGACCGGCTCGTTCGCGCCCTGATCGGTTTCGGCTGGTCGTGAGAAGTCAAAGTTCCGGATGAATCCGCGCGGCATCGGCTCGCGCGCCAGCGTCAGGAAACAGTCGTATTCGAGGCGCGTGAGTTGGAGGCTCCGCGACGCGGCGTCGCTCCCGAGGACGTAGCCGTACAACATGATCGGGAACGTATCGACGTAGCGCCCGATCCCGCCCGTCTCGCCGAACCGGCGGAAGGCGCCGGACGCCTCGATCACGCAGACGCGCGGGAACTCCGCGCGCTGGGCGGGCACGATGAAGCGGCGCTCAATCACAATGGGATTCGCCCACTCGCCGCCCCAGAAGCGGACGCCGGTCATCGTGCCGAGGATCTCCGCGACGGCGGCGAGGCATTGCTCCCGCGGCGCCTCAGGCACGGGCGATATCCCCGCCGAAGACGAAGTTCGCCCAGCGCCGCGTCGCGTCCTCGAACTGCTCGACGGTCGCGGGCGTCTGCTCGCGCGCCGATGCGCTCATCCAGAACTCCGCGCGCTGACCGGGATGCTTGGCGCTATAGCGGAAGAGGATCTCGCCGCCGACGGGGATCGTCAGGACGGGACGCCGCCGCGTCCCTCGCTGTTGGCGCTTCGTCAGATGCGGAAGCGCGTGCGCCTTCGTCCCGAACTCCAGGAAGCGCCCATAGAACACGTCGGTCCCGACGAAGCCAATCGCGCCCGCGCCTTTGCGCGTGAGCGCGCGCGTCGTGACGGAGCCCTTCAACGGGCCATATCCCGGCTTCGCCACGCGCCCGGATTTGTTCGACGGCGTGACGCGCGATTCCGCGGCGGACCGGACGAGCTCGACGGCGGCATCCATCGCGGTCTTGAGGTACGGCTCGATTGGCGCCGGACGCATCAGCGCCGGGTTGACCTTGACCTCGACCTGGATCGCCGCCATCGTCAGAACGCGTGCGCGTGCCCGTGGCGCTCGAACGTCATCCGCGCGCCGAAGGGGAGCCAGCGCGGCGCCTCGAACGTCGGTCCGCCGCCGGGTTGCACAATCGCCGCGATATCCGCGGTCCCTTGCTGTTGGTTGCGGCTCCACGCGCGGACCGTTTCCTTCACGGCGTACTGCATGTCGCCGGGGAGTTGGTTCGGCGAGCCGTCGGCGGGAATGCAGTCGAACCCAGCGGTCAGCGTCAGGAGGATCGGCTGAGGATCGCCGGTCGCGTGTCCGCCATACCCGGCGCCGCCGCATCCGCAGGAACACTTGAGCCAGTGTCCGCCGCCGAAGGTGTAGCCGCCGCCGTCCCAGCCCGCCGGACGCCAGAGCGCATCCGGGCACCAGGGATCCCCGGGGACGGTCGAGTGGACGAGCACGTCGTGCCCACTGCGCGCGCCGTCGCTCTCCTGCGTCCAGACGGTTTGCTCTGCGTCGGCGAGGAGGCACGTCACGGGTTCCGTCACGATGATCGGGATCCGATGCAAGCGCAGGAGATGCGGACCTCGAGGCAGTGAGAGCCGAAGCGTTTCCGTCTTCCGGACCATGGGGCGCGCGTAGGACTCGACGAAGGCAGAGACCCAGTTGATCGCGTCCACTAGACGCGCGTCCTCGTCGGAGAGATCGCTCGCGTTCGTCGGGCGCGTGATGCCCAGATGCGCCTTGACCTCGTCGAGGCTGACGAGCGCGTTCTCCGCGAGGACCGCGTCTAGTGGAATCGGCATCTCAGCGCGTTACGGGTTCCGGCGCTCCGGCGCGCCGCCGCCGCCCGCGCCCGGAGGTTGCGGCTTGCCGCCGACGCCGGGGAAATATCCCCAGCCATACGTCGGGCTGTACCCCCAGCCGCCGCCCGGAGGAGGCGGCTTGATCCCGCCGTCGGGCGGGAGATCGACCGGCGGATCGACCGGCGGCGGCGGGATCACAATCGGATGCTCCGGACCAATGGGCGGGCCGAGTGGCGGACCGTAGCCGGGAAGACCCGTGATCGGATGCGTCGGGCGCGGGTCGGTTGGTCCCCAGATGCCCAGCGGCGGCTGAGGCGGCTCCGGATAGATCGGTCCGCCGCCGACGCCGAGCCCGACGACGTGCGCCTCGCCCATGAGCGTCGCGGCGCGCCCGCTCTTCGTTGCGTGATCCCAGAGAACTCCAGTGATCATGACCGGGACAGTTGCCATAGGCGCCTCTCCTTCTCAGGACTGCGGTTGAGGGTTGAGCGGGGACGCCGGAGGGTCGCGCGGCGGCGGCTCGTGATCGTGATTCGAGATGAACCAGCCCAGCGCGACGCCCATGAGTCCGGCGAGACCGGCGGCGAGCGCGGCGATGACGACGCATCCCCACTCGCCGCCGGTCATGTCAGCGCGGCGCTACGGTCCGGGCGCCGGGAGCACGGGGAGCCCGGTCACAAGACCGAACGCCGCTGGGCGATAGATCGCGAGCGCGACGCGCGTCTCCGCGCGGATTGCGGTCATGTTCTTGACGAAGAAGTCATCGTGCGAGTTCGTCGCTTGAACGGCGATCCCGCCTTTGCGGAACAACTGCCCGCCTTGCATGTACGCCCCGACAATCGCCGTCCCGTCGACGACCTCCGGCGTGGTCTGGACGCGGAGTCCCCAGATGCGCGGCTCGACGCCGCTCGCCCATGCGGAGGGACCGGCGAGGAAGCCGCCCGCCGTCGAGACTTCCGTCATGACGCCGACCCAGGTCGACGGCGACATGACGACGGCATCGGGACGGAGGCGCGATGCCTGATAGATCGCCGCCGCTTGCGCGGCGATTGCCGCCGCCGCCGCGCCGGTCCCGGTTCCCATGGGAAGCGTCGGCGTCTTTCCGGGGAGCGCGATGAGGCCCATGATCTGACCCGCCGTCCCCGGTCCGTTGATCAACTCATGTTCGAGCTTCTCGACGACGCCGTTGATCATCTGCGCGTCAATGAAGCTTCGCAGTCCCGACACGTCCTCCAGGAACTCGTCGACGACGGGAATCCAATGCGCGATCTTGACGAGCCCTTGCTGGACGAGCGCGAACGTCTTCGCGGATTCCGGCTTCACGCCTCCCGGCGGGACGACCGCTGCGGCGTTCGTCCACGCCGTTTCCTGGAGGTACTGCAACATGCCGCCGTCGAGCGTGCCCGACGCGAACAATCCCGAAACGCCCCAGTCCGTCGGGTAGGGGAGGAACGGCTGGATCTGCGTCCCGCCGGGGATCAGCGCCGGAGTGATCGTGACCGCGGCGTCGAGCTCGAACGAGGGCGTCGACCAATTCCCGGTCCGCGGCATCTTCCGGAGCGACGCGTAGATCTCCGACTCGACGAACTGGGCGCCGAGGGACTTCGGCGGCGCGACGATCAGCGGCGGGCTGACGATGTGCCCGTTGCCGTTGCCGTTCGACGGTGCGGGCGCCGCGGGCGGCGGCGGCTTGAGCCCGCCGACGGACGCGAGCAGATCGGTGAAGGACTCGCCGCGCTTCCGCTTCGCGTCGAGCGCGGTCATCCGCTCGACGAGCGCGTCCTTCTCGCGGACCTCGTCCGTCGTGAAGTCGCGATCCTCGCTGGTTGCCTGAGCGACGAGCGACTGGAGGCGCTCATGCGCCTCGCGCATCTCGTCCTGGACGGTTCGGATTGGTTGAGCCATTGGGTCTCCTCCCCCTTCTATGCGGCGGCGGGCATGTCGAACCCGCCCAGCCGTGCGAAGCTCGTTGCGATGAGTCGAGCGCGCTCGCGCTCGCGCGGAACGGGCGGCGCTTCCGCGGGTTCGGGCTTCGGCATCCGCCGGAACCCGGAGAGGTCGAAGGTTTGCTGGGCGGCGAGGGATTCGGCGGGGACCGGCTCGCCGTCGACGGCGTCGATCAGTCCCGCCTCGACCGCGCTCTGCGGCGTGAACCATGTCTCCGCGTGCATCCAGCCGCGGATCTTCTCCCGGTCGGCGCCGCGCTTCGCGTAGACATCGGCCATGACGCCCGCCGCTTTGTCGAGCAGTCCGGCCATGTGCCGCATGTCGTGCGCGTCGCCGATGACGAGCGCGTGCGGCTCATGGATCATCAGGAGCGAGGCCTTCGCCATGCGGAGCGACGAGCCGCCCATGGCGATGATCGACGCGATGGAGGCGGCGAGTCCCTCCACGCGCACCTCGACCGGCGCGCCATGCGAGAGGAGCGCGTTGTACACGGCGAGTCCCGCGAACACGTCGCCGCCCGGTGAGTTCAGATGCACCAGGAGCGGGCGCGTCGCGAGCGCGCGCAGTTCCTCGACGACCGCGCGCGCCTCGATTCCCGGCCAGCCGATGGCGTCGTACAGGTACAGATGCGCGCGCTCCGCTTCCGCGCGCAGGGACCAGCGCGCGGTCGTCGGCAGGGCGGCGCCGACGGGGCGGCGCGCGGCGAGCGCCTCGAGGTCGAGGTCAGCGGTGTTCATGGCTCGTCCTCTTCCGGTTGGACCGTGACGGGCGCGAGCCCGAGATGCTTGATCGCGGGGAGATCGAGCGCCTCCAGCGATTCCGCGGGATCGAACCCGGCGCGGATCAGCCCGCCGAGCGCGTCGATCCGATCTTTGATGCTCAGGCTCGCGTTCTGTTGCCCTTCCGCGATATCGAGGCGTGTCACGGGCTGGTCGAACGTCTGATCGTTGATCCTGGGCAAGTTCATCCGCGCGCGCGCTTCGTTGCGCGTCATGTAGGGCGAGCCGACGGCGACGGAGAGCGCGGCTTGTTCTTCCTCGAAACTGCCCTGGAGCTTCTCCTGGATATTGAACTGGACGTATGTGTCGTCAGAGTCGGAGAACTCCGAGAGCAGTTGGCGGGAGATCTCGCCCTCTAGGAGCGCGACGATTGGGCCGAGCGTGTCCTGATAGAGCGCGCGATGCTGTTCGCGGAGCGAGCCGTACCCTTGCGCCTCGACGATTCCAATCATCGCCGGAGGGACGTGATAGGCGGCGGCGACCTCTTCGCGCGTGAGCTTGCGGGCGGCGATCAACTCACTTTCGCGCGCCGTCGCCGTGACGGGATTGAACGACATCCCGTCCTCCAAGACCGCCGTTTTCCCGGCGTTGCGCGGGCCGGTGAACTGGCCCCACTCGTTCCGGAACTGCTCGCGTTGCTGCTCGCTCCAGCGCGGCGCCTCGCGCGGGCGCCCGATCCAGCCCGCCAATTTCGCGCCGTTGCTCCAGAACCATTCGCGGTAGTTCACACTCGCGGCTTCCTCCGCGAGCGTCTTCCGCAAGGTCTCCAGTCGCGAGAGTCCGACGACCGGGTCGTCCGGGTTGTAATCGCGGACGTGAAACACGTCGTTCGCGTCGAGCGCGAGCCCGTGCCCGTCGGGAAGCGTCCAGGTATACGCGCGCGGGATGAGGTCGCCGACGGGGCGCATCTGCGCCGCGGGCACGCGGTAGAGTTCCAGCCGTCCGGGACGCCGGACCTTGAGCGCATACGCGTTCCCGTAGATCGCCCAGTCCTGGACAATCTCCAGGATGAACGAGTAGCGCGTCGCGCCGGGATTCGGCGCTTTCAGGAGGCGCGCGAGCGGATGATCAGCGACGCGGACGCGGTCCGTATCGCTGACGCGGCGGAAGACGTGGATGCCGAGTTGCCCGAGTTGGATCGCCAAGAAGTCGACGACGGTCCGGACGTGCGGCTGGGCGCGGTAGAGGGCGCCATAGGTCGCGGCGCCGTCGCCGGGATACCAGAGTCCCGGCGTGGAGACGACGCGCCCGTCCGCGGTCTTGAGCGGGTTGAGCCGCTCGACGAGTGCGCTCCACCAGCCGGGATCGAACCAGGAGGACCAGGAGAACGTCGTCGTCGCCATTGCCGCCGCGAGCAATAGCGAATCGCGCGACCCGGCGACAACGGGAAGGGTAGGGATGCGGTCTGTTGCGGTCTAATGCGGTCGGATGCCGGTCCGCGGCGGCGCGGAGTTCGCCTCTCCGCGCCGCCGCGGATGTCCTACTTGCGTTGACCCGACTTGATCTCCATGTGCGCGCCCGTCTGAAGTTTCATCAACAGTTCGATCCCGGCGTCCTGCACGCCGACGGCTTGCGAGTAGAGGAGATTGTCCTTCCGATGCGTTCCCTTCAGGAGTTTCGCGTATTCCCCGGTCACGCCCTGGAGTTCCTCGCCTTCCGCTTCGTACCGGAACGTGACGGAGTAGGACGGCGTCTGCGTCCCGCCTTGCCCCGCGAGGTTGTCGATATAGAAGCCGTACGACTGCGCGACCGTCGCGACCTCCATCGCGTAGTTCGCGGGCAGACGGTGATACTTCATGTCGAGTTCCCACATCTTCCCGTCGGGACCGTTGAGGTCGATAGAAACTTTCATCGCTGTCCTTTCCTGATACGGGACGATGATCGTCGACCCGGCTGGATGGTTCTGACCGGACGCGATGGATCGTCCGATCTGTTCGAGCGCCACTCCCAGGTCGCGCACGTCGCGCGGATCGAGTTGTCCTGGGCGAACAGGGAACTCGATCAGCGCGAGATAGCGCAACCCTCCACCGCGCATCAGCGGGCGCCTTGCCGTTGCTGCGCGTCGCGGATGTACGCCTCGACCTCCGCGCGCGTCCACTTCGGATGCTGTTTCTGGAGCATCGTGACGAGCTTCTCGTATGTGTCCGGGTAGTCCGTCAGCCGCAGCGGCGCGCGGGGCGGCGGCTTCTTCATCGCTCGCGCTCCGCAACGCGGACGCGGACGCCGGTCCGCGCGTCGAGCCGCTTCGCCTCGACGAGTCCCTTCTTGACCCAGCGCCAGATCGTGTCGACATGCACGCCTTCGCGCGCCGCGAGTTCCCGCGTCTTCAGCCACTCAGACCGTGACGAGCCCGTGTCCGTCGGCATACGCTGACTCTCCTTCTCCCCCTTCGTGTCGGACGACGCGGTCGAGCGCCATCGTGAGCGCCGCGATCCCGTCGATCTTGTCCGCCGCGCCCGGTTTGTCGATCCGGATCTCGCCCTTCGTCCCCGTGCGGACGACGACGTTCGACGCCATCCAGGTCAAGACCGGGTCGCCGCCATGCGCGAGTTTGCCCTCCGTGACGAGCGCGAGGAGTTTCCGGAGCGATTCGTTCAGGCTCCAGCCTTGCGGCGTGTCGATCATCGTCACGCCCGCGCCGATGAGATGTTGCGCCATCTGGTAGGCGAACCGCTTATCGAACGCGACCTCGCGGACGCCGAACTCCTGACAGCGCGCGAGGACATCGCGCTCGATCACGTCCGCCTCCGTCGAGGCGCCCTCCGTCACGATCAGCCGTCCCGCGCGTTGCCAGACCGCATACGGGCGCAGCGGGCGCTTCTCCAACGTCGCTTGCGGAATCCAGAACCAGGAGCGCGTCGCGATCCGGCCATCGGGCAGGAGGAAGACGAGAACGAACGCCGTGAAGTCGTCCGTCTCGCCGAGATCGAGCCCGCCGTATGCCTCGAGCCCGACGAGATCCGCGTCGTCGACCGCCGCCTCGCACGCGAGCCATGCGTCGAGTGGCAACCAGCGCGAGATCTGTTCGGTCCAGAGGTTCAAGTGGAATCTCTTGAAACTGTTCTCATAGGCGGGCGACGCGACCGCGCGCCGACACTCCGCGGCGAGATACTCCTCGCGGACCGTCTCGCCGAACGAGGGGTTCGCCTTTGCCCAGGTCGCCGGGTCTTTCCAGTCGTCCGCCGGCGCCGCCGCGTACAGGACGGGCAGATACTCGTCATCCTCGATCACGCCGTCGCGGACCTTCGTCGCGTAGTCGTGTTGTTCCCAACAGATCGAGTGCCGGTCATATCCGGCGGTCGTGATCGCGAACGTGAGCGGCTGGCGCCGCGCCGCCGTCGCGCCCCAGAGCGTCCGCCACAATTCTTCATCGCGCTGCGCGTGGAGCTCGTCGAAGATGATCCCGTGCGCGTCGACGCCGTGTTTCGTCGGCGCATCCGCGGAGACGACCTTGTACACGCCGCCCGTCGCCGGTCGGACGATGGAATCGCGGTAGATCTGCGCGTGCTCCGCGAGCCCCGGACTCATGTCGAGCATCGCCTTCGCCGTCCCGAAGACGAGCCGCGCCTGATCCCGGTCCGCCGCGACGGAGTAGATCTCCGCGCGCGGCTCGTCCTCGCCCAGGAGGAGATAGAGCGCGATCCCCGCCGCGAGCGCCGATTTGCCGTTCTTCTTCGGGATCTCGACGTAACAGCGCCGGTAGCGCCGGAGCCCGTCGGGACGGAACGTCCCGAACAGGGTCGCGAGGAGATCGCGCTCCCACGGGAGCGGACGGAACGGCTTGCCCGCCCACTCGCCTTTCGTATGGAACAAGCATTCCCGGAAGAAGCCGAGCACATGCCGCGCCGCCTTGTTATCCGGACGGCGTGACGTAGCGCGCGATGCGGGCGCGCGCGTCGGGGATCTTTTCGCCATGGGCAATTGCCTTTGAGCTTGTGACCGGCGTCAGCGCGCAGTCGCTCAGGAGTTGCCGGACATCGCGCCGGAGTTGCTCCGTGAGATGTACCAGCGGGTTGGGGATCGGTCGGGTCGTGACGACGCCGGTCCGCGCATCCCTCCGCGTCGCCGTGAGCGTCGCGGCGTAGCCTTGCTCGCGCCACTGCGCGCGGACGCGATCCTGGTCCGCGAGCGCAAGCGCGAGCATCGCGAGAATCTGCCGATGCGCGGGCGTCAGGACGCAGAGCGTCAGGAGGCGCTCCGCGTGCCAGTGCCAATGCGCCAGCGCCAGCGCGTCCACCGCGACCTCCGGCGTTGGCTCCGGCAGTCCCGGCGCCGCGACCGGCTCCTGGGCGCGCCCGCGAATCCGCGTCCCGCGGAGGACGTGGAGCGCCGTCGGGATCCGCGGGCGCCCGCCTCGATTGTTCCGGGCCATCAGGTCAGCCTCCTTCCGGTCCTGGGGACCATTTCAGCCGTCCCGGTTCGGTCCTGGCATGCGTCTGGC